CGTGGTATCAATTTCGTTTTCAATGTCTTCCCAAGCCGTTTCGGATAAGCCGCCCTCTCTCGCCCATTCGTGAATGTCTTTCATTGCGAGCGGTGCGCCCATATTCCACGCCTGCATCAGCTTCACAAGGCCGTCAGGTGTAGCGCTTCCGCTGGTGAACTCGCGGTTCAGCGTAATTTCAACTTCCGAAGAAATCCCACCCCACTCACTGAGAATACGGAACATCTTGCGCAAACCGGCCTCGCAAGTTGAAGCAATAAGATTCAGGGAAACTGTTTGCGAGGCTGTCCGCTCCTTCATAGCGGCGCCCGATTCGCCCGCGCCGGCATTCAGTAGCTTCGTGCCCTCCTCAATTGCAAGTGAGTGCAAATTCGTTTGAGCTTCGCGCATCTCACGCAAACCCGCCCCACTCACCTCAATAAAACCAGCTTTGAAGTCTGGATTCTGAGACGATACGCCACCACTTGCTCCAAGCAGAATCTTCGCGCTTTCCTCCGGTGATATGCCTGCAAACCAGACGGTCGCCTGCCCTTGCATAAATAACGCCTGCCTATAGTCGGCCTCGCCCCGATAAATTGCCAAGCTCTTTTCAGCCACGGTGTTTAAAACCGGAAGCTCTGGAGTCTCAGACAGATTGGTCGCATTAATAAAAACAAACGGGATCGACCGCGCTTTTTTGCCTCGGTACATTGGATAAATTGCATTCTCGTCGGGTTCAAGCATCAGCTTGGCAAGGTCATCCGGTATGGAGTCGCCTTTATCGGCCCAGCTCGTAATATCATGCGTCGCCGTGAAATAGTCGCCATTCTCATCAAGGGCGCAAACGCGGATTTTGTTCCGGTATTCCCAATTCAGTCCGACCTGCACATATTGCGATTCGTCGAGAATTACAAAGCGCAGAACATCCAAGCCGGTAGCCGGATCTTTCTCCACGTTCCAATTCTTTATCCGCAAGGCTCCATAAACGCAAAGATACGGCGGATTCGTGGTCGCCGCCTCGGGGAAGTCAGCCAGCACCCCACAGCGCGAGTATTTCGCCTGCTCGCCCATGATCGCCTCAATCAGGCTTTGCATATCCAAACCGTCCGGCGTGGCGTGCTCAATCATCGGCTCAAAATCGCTCCCCAGCTCCAACTCGGCAGGGTTGCTAACGAGCCGCCCAACCATCTGCCGCACAATTTCGGCGGGGTAGTCATAAAAAACGGCTCGGGATTTATAAAGAAAATATGAATACGCGCCCTTGCCTGTGCTGGTTACAGTCGGCGCACCGGCTGAAACATATTGACCGCCGCCCAAATCTTCGACCTTTATGCCGGGCATTCGCTGATTCCATGATGCGAGCTGTCCGGAGGTTGGGAACAGATAGCGGTCTCCCATTGCTTTGACCGTGGAAGAGCCGCCGTCGGTCACATCATTGAGCGTTTTCCAGTCCTCAACCCAGCGGATGAAATCGGGGTGGCTGGCAATCGTGTTTACTTTGTCGGAATAGGTGTTTATTTGCATGGCGAGAATCCTTAGCGTTTCTTGGGTGGTTTGTCAATTGGTTTGGATTGGTTGCTTAGAACATGCCCATCAGGCTGATTGATTCGGCAGTGCGCACTTTATCCAGCAAGATGTCAATCGCATCCATCATCGGGTCAACTTGGTCATCGTGCAAGTGGGTGTCCTCGGCGTTGAAGCTGGAACATTCTGAAACAAACATCTCTACCCAGTCCTGCCCGCTTGGAATCCGAACCATTCCGCCCTGAACATACGGAGCCGCATCATAAGCGCGCGTCACCTTGTCCTTTTTGCGTTGGACGGGGAGAATCGGGACACTGGTTAGCCCGGGCAAACTCTGAATTAAACCGGTTCCACTGGCCGCATCCTCAATATAACAGGAGTTAAAGCGCGGATATGAGGCCTTCCATCGGGTCAAATGCTTCACCATCATGTCTTTCAGCTGGTCGGACTGCCACTTTCCACGGCTTTGGTCGATCAAATAGATGGCGTTCCGGTGCAAACCCCACAACTGGACAACGCTGAAATCGTTATGCTCCTTGGTTTTTTGCGCAGTGTCGGCAGTAGAAATGACGCGTTCAAACCCTTCTTCCGGCTCGCGCTGGTAATATTCCCACCAGTCGGCCTGGAATATCGTTCCTCCTTTTGCCGTCGGCTCCTGCTGATATTGCGAGGTGAATACGAATAGGTTTGTTTCCCGCATGTTTTCCAAGTCGATCACGTCATGCTTAAACGGCCACAGCGCGGTTCCATCATCGCGCAGGGCTTTCATCTTCACACACTTAAACGCTTCGGATTGGTCTGCCATTAGCTCAGCGGTAAAGTCACCCTCGTGAATCCGTTGCATCGTGACAAGCGTCGGGGTCGTCTTGGCATTCCGACGGCTTTTGATCGTTTCGTGCCATGCATCGTTAATCTTTTCGCGGCGGATCGTGTGCGCGTCAGAACTTTTTATTGGATCGTCAACCCACACAAAACCTGAGAATTGATAAGAGCCTAAAGAGTCCGTTTCAATCGTTTTACCTGCTCCAAAGCCTGTAACCTGCGCATGAGTAGCGCGCGCCGCAAAGATACCGCCCTCTGTGGTTTGCCAATCCTCGACGGAATCCTTTTTGGGGTTGATCTCGGTTTTGAAAATCGCTTTGAAGAAATCGGACTTCATCACGTCTTTGATTTGCGAGCTGTTTCGCGTGGTCAGCTTATCGGAAAATGAGAGGTGCAGGAACTCGCATGTCGGATTGTGCCCGTATGCCCAGGCACAGAAAAGGATCACCATGATGGTTTTTCCGTAGCGCGGCGGCATATTGAGAATCGTGTTCCGCTGTTCCCCAGTCCACAAAAGCATTAATTCGCGCTCAATCGTGCCGTGAAGATCCTCCTGCCATATAAAGTCATCGCGGTACACAAAACGGAAGGCAAGCTGGCAGAACGCCTTGAAATCGCCTGCGCATAATTCAGCAACGGCGGATTGCTCGGTAAAACTCAGTTCTGAAAAGTTGTTTCCGATCAATTCACTCCCCCCTTTATATACGCGCGAGGCGATGCAACGTTATGATTTTTTCAGCGACGCCAGAATATCGGCCTTGGCAGTTGCAAGTTGTTCGGTGCTCGGTTGCGTGCTCAGCTTTTCGCCCCCGCTTGTGTGGTCAATTTCTTGACGGTCGGAGAAACCGTGTTTGTTGAGCAGGAGCTTTGACAGCGAAACGTCGTGCGTCCGGTCGAGTCCTTTGTTGATCAATTCGATTTGCTGTTGAGCCATGACGCGCGCGTGTACCTTTGCAAACTCTGCAAGTTCAGGTCGTTTAATCCACTGGTAAAGAGCCGTAATCCCAATATCACAATGGACAGCGAGCGAGGCAACTTGAGGGATAACATCGCCGAGAGCTTTCCAATTTTCGAGATAATCGAGAGCTTTTTCGAGATGTTGAGGCGTGTATGAGAGCGGGCGGCCTGTTTTCATGGAGATTTTCCTCGGTTGTTAAATCAGGGAGCGAGCGAATCATATAGCGTGTGAAAAGTCAACGGTGGATTGAAAGATCGTTGAACGGAATCCGGCTTAAAAGATAATCGGGTGAAAGGTTTGGCTGTCGATCGGGTGAGGCGTTGACTTGTCCTGTGTTGCGCTCATAGCCGCGCCGGCCTAGGATGCTGTCCTCATTCGCAGGCTCATTTGCGGGAGCACCGAGTTTTTTTTAAGGATTTTCTCTTTTGGTGGGGAAAGCGTGGGTGAACTGACCAGAATCTGCTGTAAAACGGTTTTACACATGACGTTTTTAAAAATCAAGCCTCGAATATTTCACCGTTTTGAGGTGGTGCGCTTCATATTGATACGATTGATTGAGGTGCGGATTCTTTTTTCTGCTTTCGGGTCAATTTTTGGGCGCGGCGAATTGATAAAAAGAGCGATTAATTCGGATTTAAGAGCGGTGAGGTCTTCTGAGTCGTCAAATATCCGCTTTGCACCTTTCGGTTTTTGCCATCTGTTCTCATTCATTCTTTCCCTTTAATCTCAGGCACCTGTTTATAGCCCGCCTTACCCCCAGAGAAGCAAACAAAGCTACGCTACAGGTAAGACAGGCTAAAAAGAACAGATGCCCGAGAAATGAATCTCAGTATACCTTTCGAGAAACTAAAAACGTGCATGGCCGCTAGCCGATCACCATGCTTAATCTCGCCTCGTGCGCTCCCCCTTAGGTGATAGGCGCATTGCGTTTGGTGCTACACGGGCACAAAAAAACCCGAAAAGTCCAAGGCGGGAAGCCAACTCACGGGTTTATCTGCGATTCTTTAAATTGTGAGATTATAGAGCTTCCCGTCTCAAATCTGCATCGTTTATCCCATACCGCGCCTTCGGAGTCAACCAGCAAAAGAAAATCAATCAATCTTCACCCGCAAACCCCTGCAAACAAAGGGCGAAGCGTGTTTAGTTATAAATAGTGCAAGTTTTATTTGACAACGTATAACATTTGGCTATAATCAGGGGCAGAAACAAGGGACGACCCCGCAACCAACGGAGAAAGAAAATGGAAAACGAAATCTATGAAATTACCTATAATTCTGAAACATGCACCCTACCGAAAATCGGCGAATTAAGAGAAAAGGGAGGCCACGAGCAAGACGAAGAATGGGCAATTATCCAAGGAACAAAAGAGGATCTGCGCGAACATATCGCCGGAATGGCGCGCGAACATAGCTGCCACCGGCGCGCACAAGCCGACCAGTTAAACCATGAGCTGAACATGTGCTTCGGCGAAGATGTGGAAATTTAGCACCGAACAGGCAGAAACAGGGGATGAACCCCGCAACCAACGGAGAAAAAATGAAAACAACGACAATCGAAACGACCTGCGGCATTTACGAAACTGAAACTACAATTCGCGACTACGGCCACAAGGTTTGCGTCACGAATCCATATATCAAATGGGTAAACAATTCGGGAACGTTGGATTTTGAAAAAGCAACGTTTAAAAAAGCGGAACAAATGACTGCGATTCGAAAATTCTCTGATGCTGAATGTTTGTGCGCCGCCGATGGCGATATGATCGGGAATTATTTAGACTATTAACCCCACCGCCCCGAAAGGGGCAACCAAAAGGAGCAAAGAAAATGGAAAACGGAAAAGCAAGCTACACAAAAAGCGGGGCAAATTTCCTGCCAGTCATTTTACAGTCAAACGGGTGCAAAGAATTGATTTACGGGGCTTGCCTCTTGTCGATCAGGGATGCAAAGAAATACGCGCAAATCGAAATTAACCGCCGGA